TCCGGGCGGCTCCTGTTAGCTCCACGGCCTTTCCTCTGCTTGGTTATACCTACACTTGTTATTCCTTAATCCAGTTGTCTTTATAAAGCTGAATTTGATGTTCAGAGATACCATCTCTCCTCATTATCCTAATTATCCGATCAAGCTCTGGGTCAAGTTTAACCTTAGAGACCGTCTCCCCTTGCTTTTGGAAGATATCAGCCTTTGGGATCTTCTTGACTTTCACCCAGAACTTATGATCAATATATTCTCTTGAGATTTCGAGGTCAAAGTCTGGAGAGTTCATTGTCATGTATGTCTGGGCGATCTTCCTGAGATCATGGTATTTGTCTCGCTGGTCGATCTTGTCTACGCATTTGCAGAAGACAGCAGAGTTTATAGTCTCGAGGGACGATGCGGCTTCGATGTAGGATATCATCCAGGTTCCTCCAATTGTGATAATACTAAATCAGATCTTATATACTCCACATTATTTTTATGAAATATCCTATGCCTATCTGGTAATGTCCTCTGATTGGTAGGACTTTCGATCCAAATCTTAGCAGGACCTTTATAAAGATCTCTAGCTAGTGTAGCACAAGTACATTCTGGGCCACCACATCCAGTTAAATCACCTCCACACTTTTCGCATTCAAAGCTCATACCATCACCTCCTGATGTTCTGTGTGTATTTCTGGTGTTGAGTGTGAAGGAGGATACCTACCAACTTGTCCTTCGGTGTGTCCATGAGTTTCTGGACGCAGCAAGGGCAGGAATGAATCTTGGTGTCGTTTCCTTCCTCGAATTCATCAGGTTTAGACCTCTGCATACCTACCATCTGGTTACCAAGCATCTTGGCGTATTCAACTGTGACGGTTTTGCAAAGAAGGCATGACACTGTCATCCTGAGGAATGTCGGACCTACACAGAATGTAGGTTTGTTCATCTGACGTTTCTTCTTCACAGGTGTTATTTTCTTTAAAAGCTTTTTGAGAAGTTTCTTTTCAGATGATGACAGGTTGGTTTCGTCTATAGGTAGGTTCATTTTAGTCTTCCTCCTCAATCTCAAAAGATCTTTTCTGGATTACCAAGGTGGTTCCTTCCTTAGAACACATGATGTCAGGAGAAGTTCCTGTCTGCTTCTCGTACTTTGCAGACTGCCTGTAGATCATGGTTCTGAGTGAATGGAGCTGTTTTTTGTCTCCACAGTTGACTCTGATTTCTTTACCGATTTTTAAGTCTACTGCTTTGTCGAATAACTCATCTACAACGCTCATTATCTCTCCCTCATTTGTAGTAAATCTATTTCCAGAAAGTATCTGTCAGCTCTAAGATTATCAGCTGAATTTTTTAACTTCCTACCAACTCTTGTGGCCATGGTTGATATCCTGGAATATCTTCTCATGTACAAGTTGTCGAGTTCTTCTTGGAGTTCTTTCATAGGATCAGACATTCCATTCCTCCTTAGCCATCACCTTCATTGTCAGGATAGCATCATCAATGTCAGTTGTGAAGTAAGCCCTACCTTCATCCAGTTTACCTTTAATCAGAGGACTTACTCTATATTCTTCCTCTGCCGAGTTGTGGTGCACTTTCAGGATGACTCCGAACTTTACCTGGATGTTCGGAATGTCCTTTACCTTTCTCCATACGTCAGTTACCATTTTGTTCTTTCTCCTTAATTAGCATTTATAAAGCCCCGAGGAAAGAAGGCCATGAATTTTTCCTTCCTCTCGATCTCTTCTTCTTCATATGAAAAACACCACTTGGAGGAGAAGAGCCCAAAGGCAATATCTCTCCCGTTTGCGTGGCTTTGACATTCAATTACTGCAACACAGTCCTTGTCAAAGGTTTGTTTGTTTGCTCTATGAACATGTTCTTGTCCGAAAGTTATGAAGATTTTCATTTTATCCTCCAAACAATTTGATTAAACCAACTACTACTAACATGCCACCATATATAGTTCCTATGAGTATAAACAATTCATTTAATAAATTACAAAGTCTTCTTTTGCCTGTCATATCATCTCCTCATTCCAGCTTCTTCAAAACAGCTTGTCGTTATGACCAGTCCAGCAAGGTCAGATGTCTCCATGATTACTTCTCTTGTTCCATCACAGGCTTCCCACATAGAAAGAGCCTGCTTGTTTATGACGTCACGTTGAGTCTGGAGCATTATACGAACAGGCTGTTTATTTGAGTTAGCAAAAATTCCTGTCCAAATAACGGAAGTAATTACCACAATCACTAAAATTCCTATCCGAAAATCTCTCATTTCCATTCACCTGTTTCATCGTACAGCTTGATGGCTCTGTCAATGCTCTCAACAACTCTTCTTGCTCCACTTATTCGATCAACAACACCGTATGAGTTTTGAAATCTGAAGAAAGACGCGTTGCTTCCATCTTCACAGGCTTTAGGCTGGTTTTTATTATTATCCACTGTCCAGTCAATACATAGCCTGTTACATGATTCCGTTTTTATGTCGTAAAAACCTCCTTTCGTGACGTATTCACAAAGAGGGCATAGGTTTAAGTTTATTTCTCGAAGATTCTTTCCCTCATGCCCGTAGAGCTTACCATACATATTACCTTTGTCTGGGTAAGGCATCCTTGCAATGTTAACCCAAAGTCTTCTGCATCTAGCCAAGGTTTCGTTTTTGTTCCTCTTCGTTCGTAACATTTTCATCCTCCTCATATCTTTTAAGTTCTTTCTCAACAGCACGTCTGAGTCTTATGACTGACTTAGCCGTAGGTATTTGTCTAGGCATTGCATTGATGTTAGGTTCAAATGATGACATTCTACCAAACGAGGTTCCAACATGACGGAGCATCTTTTCGTAATGTCTGCTTTCGGTCATCATTCACACTCCTCGTAGAAACTATGATCTTTAGTGTCAATGTCATCAAACTCTTTGAGTAGGTCATCCTTACATTCTTTGCAAGGTTTTGGATATCCATCTTCCTTCCTCCGTACACACTTCAGCCAATGTTTCAAGTTCAGATTCTTTTAAGAGAGCAAACCATGAGATTGGGTCCTGAGCAATGCTACTTTGTCCTTTCAATATATCACTAACTCTGTTGTCACCCAAGTCAGACACTATGTCATAGCTACTACTACCTGTGATGACTGCTATGTCAGCAAATGATCGTTCACCTAAGATGTCAGCTAGTTTACTAAGTTCTGATGCTTTCATGTTGTCTCCTTATGTTGTGAGCATTTGCCCTTGATTAACTCGTTATCTGAATGGTTTTCCATACACCATATAACAATATACCATATAACATCTCCCCTCGCAACATAAATCTTTCAGCTGTCAAATAAATCTCTACCTTAAACCATTAAAGCACCTTAAAATGCCGACAATTTACACGTGATTCTACCATATACCATGCACCATGCAACAATGACCTAAAACTCCATTGTTAGGCTTTCAAAATCTTCGATCCATCCCCGCCGGGCTTCGTCCCATATAATGATATAACAATATAACAATATAACAATATAACAGGTGGCCAGAGCCTCCCTTCCATGATTCGTTCATTTAATAAACGGATAGATGTTCATATTTCTTTAAGGATATTCAGATTATTTCCTTTAACTTTTGCTTTTAAGCTCAAACTTTTTTATCTATCCTTTTATTAAAAAAAAAAAAAAAAAAAAAAAAAAAAAAAAAAGGGGGTAGAAATGGGTTAAAAAGATGTTTTTTTACGGTAAAAAAAGTTTGGTTTTAAAATAGATTTTTTTTTTGGTTTGTTTTTTTTTAATCTAAAATTTTTTATTAATAAATTTTAATAAAAAAAAAAAAAAAAAAAAATAAAGAACAAAAAGGGAGAGGAAGAGGAGAGAAAGAAGTTTAGTGAAGGTTACAGAAGGTTGGTTTAGAAAGATCTATTTGTTTAGGTGAGGTATGATTGAACGGATGACAGGCTCTGACGGGTTGTTATATCGTTATATTGTTGTATGTTGTATGGTGTATGTTGTAACCTCCCAATATCATTGAGGAATTTAGGGGATTTGTTTGTTAAAACCTAACCAGTGGAGCATTTGGGTATAATTATATGGTATATTGTTATATGGTAAACCGGATGTAAGACGCTCCTTCCAAGGTTACATGGAAGAGGCTGGAAATGGGCTGTAAGACGCTGAGGCCGGAATATAACAGTCAAGGATACTTTAGTGTCCGTTCCTTCACAAAACGAAGTTTTAGAGAAATTTTTAGCCTAACAAAGAAGAGGGCTAACCTTTCGGCTAACCCTCTTGGCACTTCCTACAAAGCCATTGTGATTTGATGACCTTGAAGTCTTCTTTTCTCAACTCACACTTGCAGCGTCTGCACCTCTTAAAATTAAATTTATATTTAGGTCTTGGTTTTATTCTAACCGTCAAATTGGTAGGCGGAACATTACCGCCATGACGCATACAATGGAAGAATAAATGAGGAGACCTTTGATGATTCTTTCTGTCTTTGATTGAACAAAATGGTTCTTAAATCTTTCTGTCTTAGCTGCTCTCAATATATATCTTTTGTTCATTTCCTAACCCTCTTAAAAAGATTTGGGGAGGCTTTCACCTCCCATTCTGTTCAGCTTAACTTTTTTCCCGTAATCTTTTCAAGAAGAGCTTTCTCATCATCTGAAAGCCTTTCAATAGCTTCCTTGGAAATCTTAACAGCTCCCTTTCCGGCATTTGCTCTGGTCATGTCACCTGATTGGAGTTGTACAAGCCTCTTATTCATCCCGTCAATCCGGTCACTCTCCGGTGCGTCCTTCCCAACGGCTCCGGCATCTGCGAGTTTCTGCCTGAATCCATACTCCAACAAATGCTCCCTTATGTTCTTGGGGAGATCCTTAATCGCACCTGCATTGAAAACAGTCCCAGATGGCAGGGTGAGGGTCTGGGTTCCTTCTGCTGTATGAGTCCAGAATCCTTTTTTCCTAACAACTACAACGGTTGTCTCTTGTGTCTCTTGATTGTCCTTGGTCATGGTCTTGCTCCTTGGCTGTTTGGTCATGTTTGACCCGATCGTTTGAACTACCTTATTCTACCATTATTTGGTAATAATATCACAGTTATTTCTTCTTCCTTGTACGATTTATTCTCTATTCAATTGTTAGGCCAGTCCGTTCATTTATTAAACGAATCGCTACTTTATGGCCTGGCTCTTGCATGGATAAGATTCGTGCCACCACGGTACAGTACTTAACTAAATCCTTACATACATTGGCACAGCTCTTGCAATACCTCTTAACCAGACAGTCAGCTTGCTGACATACATGGTACATACAGTCTTACATTATTCTCGCGGTATGTCTATGTCCATGACTACATAGGATTACGGTTACCCTATACGTTTCTTCTCTTCCTTAATGCTCTTCTCTTCTTAGCTCTCTTACCTTACAAAGCTCTTCATCTATCGTTCTTCTTCCTTTAAAGATGACTTGATCATCATTCCATCGCCATGATGATGGAATCATCTGTACCTTCATATCCGATGGGGCATGAGCCCCTTGCGGGTGGTGGTGGATGTATAGATCCACTCCCTTGATACGCGAGGAGAATCTCATGAATGAAGTTACTGTAATAGTGGTATGAAGATCTGTAGGAGGATTGGTGTTAGTGTGACTACCTGACCTCAGCTTTTATTAGGGATCGTTGGAGTGGTTTTGCTGTGTTGCAGGAGCTTCTATTTGTTTAATAAGTGAACAATTAATTTGTTTGAAGGGCTTGACTATATATGGTAGGCGTGGTATGATGATTGTATGGGTGATAAAAAGGTTGAACAAACAGATACGGAGAAGTTGCTGGCCTTGATAGAAAGAGGAGCTAATCCTCTTGAGCAACAGGCTAAGACTCCGGATGTTACTGATCCTGTTGATTTTGTCAGGACAGATGTTGAATCTGTAACTGCTGATCTTGAGAATGACAAGCATAAGCTTGAGAAGTACAGGGTTGTTCAATCTCTGCAGTTAGTGAAACTACAAGAAATGGTAATTGCTAACATCACACCACAGAAAATTGCAGAAGCTCCTTTGAGAGATCTTGTCACTACGATTCGTGTTTTGAAACAGACTGAGAATCTTATGGAAGGAAAAGCTACTTCAATCACCGGGTTGCTTGGTTATCTTGTTGAGTTGGAGAAACAAGAGTCAGTTCCAGATGATGGAGATATCAAGATGGCCGATGCGATTGAACCTGAGTTTATGTCTGAAGAGATGCCGAAGTTATGAGTTCTCTTTCACCTTACATCCTGGAGAAACTGAAAAGATGGAAAAGAGATCCGTTGCTGTTTGCTCTGGAGTGTCTTCATGTGACACCATCTACTCAGCAGATAGAGTTGCTTCAGAGTTTCGCAGGGTGCAAAAGGATGACTATTCGATCTGGACATGGGACTGGGAAGGATGCTTCAGCATCGTGGATCATATGCTGGTTCCTTGCGACTAGACCGTATGCTAAGGTTATCTGTACCGCGCCCACAGCACGTCAGCTTGCAGATATCTTGTGGTCTGAAATCTCCAAGTGGATGAGACAATCAGCAGTTGCCGATGACTTTGTTATACAAAAGGATAAGATCTACCACAAGGATGCACAGAAAGAGTGGTGGGCAAGAGCTGTTTCTACAAACACCAGAGCTTCGAAAGAAGAGCAGTCAGAGACACTTGCTGGGTTTCATGGCGATCATATGCTTATTGTATGTGATGAAGCTTCTGGTATTCCTGATCCGGTTTTCATCCCGCTTGAAGGTGCAATGACTCAGGAAGATAATAAGTGTCTTCTTATTGGAAACATGACACAGTCTTCGGGGTATTTCTATGAATCGCATTTTCACTCTACGATATCTAAAAGATGGAATAAACTTCACTGGAGTAGTGAAAAGAGTTCGAACGTTGATCCAAGCTATTGTGAGTATATGGCGGAGAAGTATGGAATCGACTCGGATGTTTATAGGATCAGGGTTCTTGGTGATGCGCCGACTGAAGCAGATGATACTCTTATTCCTTACTCTTGGGCACTTCAATGTGTCGGCAATGCTTTACCACGCGAAGATTCTGACCCGAAATATCTCGGCGTAGATGTAGCGAGAAAGGGTAAGGATAAGTCTGTCATCCTTCCGAGACAAGGATTCATCATTGATCCTTGGGAAGAATATCAAGGAATGTTGTCTGATAATCTCATGGGACGGATCAGACTGAAACATGCTGATTATGGTGCTGAGGGAATTGCGATAGATGAGATTGGAGTCGGTGGTCCTATCATTGATACACTTTCAGGGATTTTCAAAGTACCTAATGTTCTAGGAGTTAATGTAGCCTCTTCATCTTCTGATGGATCAAAGTTTCATAGATTGAGAGATGAAATCTGGTGGATGGTTCGGAGGAATTGTGAGCATGGAAGATATTCTTTTCCCGATGTTGTTTGTTCTGGTGGATTTGGTAAGAATGTTATTATGGGAGAGGTTCTAGCTGAGGAACTTTCTTCTATAAAGTACACGCACAAAGGTTCTGTTCTTCATGTTGAGTCGAAAGATGATATGAAGAAAAGAGGAAAGATATCACCTAACATTGCGGACGCACTTGGGATCACTGAGGTTTTCGCGACTGTTGCAAGAAGGATCTTTACAAAGAAGAGAAAGAAGGAAGGTAGGAATCCTGATATATATCCAAATGCTCGAAGAGGTCGTCGTGCCTCGTGGAGAACCAGATAATGGCTCAGAAAGATTCTCAAGAAGATCTTAATATAAAACTTTTCAACAAGCTTACTAAATGGCTTGGTGATTCGGAGAGAAGTACATCTGAAACCAATTATAGGGAAGAAGCTGAGGAAGATCTTGATTTCTATGCTGGCAGGCAGGATACGCAGGATGTTCTTGACGAACTAGAAGAACTGAAAAGGCCGGACAGCACATATAACGAGATAAAACCTAAAATTGATATGCTCGTTGGCATTGCTGCTCAGATGAATCTCGATGGTGCTGTCGTTCCTGTTTCACAAGAAGACGAACCTCTTGCAGAGTTAATGCAGAATACTTTGCTTCATTATAAAAGGAAGCTTTCCCTGTTGAGAAGGGAGATGGATGCTTTCAAACATTCTACTAAAGCAGGAAGATCTTATCTTTATTTTTATATAGACGGTTCGAATCCTTTCAAGCCTGAGATTAAAACAAAGGTTTTCCGTGGGTATGACTGTTATAAGGATCCTGATTCTGTTATCTATGATCTTTCGGATTCAAGATTTTTCTTTATAAATCAGTGGTATACTGAAGATGATATCAAAGGAAGATTCCCTGAGTATGATAAAGAAGCCGCAATGGCTGCCAATGTTGGGTATCAGACAGATAACGATTCTGCTCCGATTTTCTTTAATGAAGCTAATGATAAACATCGGATTGTTGAGTGCTGGTATAAAGAGTTAAAGGAAGTTTTTTATTTTACAAACCCGGTAACTGGAGAAGCCGAGTTTCTTGAACCTGAGAAGTTTAAACAGTTTGAGAAAGCTCTTTTGGAAGGTGTTGAGATTGAAGGTCAGTTGTTTAAGATTGAAGATTCTCTTCCAAAGAAGAAATCTTTTAAAGAATTCACCATGCTTGCTATTATCGGAGCATCTGGAATTTTAGAACAGGGACAGTCTCCTTATTGGTTCGATGGATTTCCAGTTATCCAGTTTGGTGCTTATCTTGATGAGAATGAGAATAGGTTTATATCTGCTATAAACCAAATGAAATCTCCTCAGATTGGGATTAATACTATGGCTAGGCAGTTAAGTCATATGTTACAGACTGCACCTAAAGGTATCTTGATGCACGAAGCTGGTGCTATTTTGAATATAGAAGAATATGAGGAAAGAGGTGCTGATCCTACGTTTCATCTTGAACTTGCTTCTGGTGGTCTTAATAAAGTAAAGTTTAGCAGTCAGCCTCAGATATCTCCTGTGTATGGTGAACTTTACAAATTATACCAGCAGTCAATTAAGGATTCTTCTGGCATACAAGATCCTATGATGGGTGTTCAGACCTTTTCTCGTGAGCCTGGAGTTTCTTTGCAGATGCGCCAGGATTCATCTATTGCTGTACTTTACATCCTGTTTGCTAACTTCACTGAAAGCAGGACGAATGCTACAAAAATGCTCATGAGGTTAATTCAACAGTATTCAACTGCTGCTGAAGTAATAAGGATTGATGGAGCTAAAGGAGCACAACTTCTTGAAATCAACTCTCAGATGAATCCGCAAGTTGCTGGGTTTAATGATATATCTGCTGTTGAGTTTGATTTCATTGTAGATGAAGAGTTGGCTTCGAAAAGTGCCAGGATGTCAACGGCCAAAGCCTTGATGGACTTTAACCAGACTAATCCTGGGTCCATTCCACCGGCTCTTATTCTGGAATACATGAACATGCCTTTCTCTGCTAAACAGCAAGTTATTGAATACACAAATGCTATGATGGAGAGAGAGGATGAGCAGTTTAAAATGGAGCTTGCTGCTAAAATGGCAGGTAAACAACAAAAAACCCGTGGAGAAATAAAATGAGTGATGATAATTGGAAACATAGAAGTGCTGGCATAGCTTGTAGATCGTGTATGTGGTATGCTATGAAAGCAAAAGCTGAAGGCAGTCAGAATACAGCACCAATAGGTAGATGTAGGAGACATGCGCCTACTATGAATGGTTATCCTGTTGTTTTTGAAACAGATTGGTGTGGTGATCATAAACTTAACGAAAACTGTTTATAATTTGACAAAAACCCGTGGAGGGAAAGTAAATGGCTGATGAAGATGTAGTTATTCCTGATGATAATATGGCAGCACTTTTGGCGGAGCTAGATTCTCCTGATGAACCTGATTCTGGAGATCTTAAACCTGGTGACGAAGGGTATGTAGAACCACCTCCTCCTGAGGAACTCAAATTAGGAGATGAAGGTTACGTTCTAAAAGAAGGAGATGAAGGTTACGTTGCTCCTACTGAATTGTCTCCGGGTGATGATGGGTATGTAGCTCCTGTTGAAGAATCTGCTCCAGTTGCTCCAGCAGTGGATAATGAACTTGAGCTTCTTAAACGTACTGTTCGTGAGCAGTCTGAACAGATTAACAAGCTTGTTGGTGGAGATGAGTCTCTACGTAAGCAGTTGACAGATTCTAATCTTCTTACACCTGCTGATGAAAAACCAGTTGTTGCTGATCCTGTAGTCCAGATGCGTGATATGCAGGTAGCTGGTTATGCAGAAACAATGAGACTTACTCCGGAGTTTAAGGACATTGACGAAGTATGTTCTCAGGATCATGTAGATAGTATAATGTCAGCTGCTGCAATGCACCTTGTGAATACTCAGGGAATGTCTGCAGCTGATGCACAAGCAGCTATTCATAAGCATGTCTGGGATGACCAACCAAATCCTTACAAGTATCTTTATGATACAGTTAAAAAGTACCATCCGCAGTATAAGGAGGCCGCATCTGCTCCTGCTGAAACTGATGAGGCCAAAGCAATAAGGTTAAAAACTGAGGCTGATAAAAAAGACCCTACTAAGCAGCAACCTGTCGCACCTACCATAGCTGATATTCCTGGCGGTGGTGATGGTGATAAGGGAGGTTGGACTGCAGCGATAATTGATGCGCTTCCAGAAGATAAGATTGGGAGTGTTCCAGCTGCTGTGTATGAGAAGTACATGGCAGGTGATCTTAAATAAAGGAGTAACTGATGGCTGATACAAAGTTCCTAACCAATGATGCTCAGACCAGAAAGAAGTGGTCAAGAGATCTGTTTAAAGTCGTTCTGCCGGATGTGGAATTCAACGGCTTGATCGGCACTGGTAGTGAGTCGATTGTGCAGATGAAGACCGATCTCGGCAAGGGCGAAGGCGACGAGATCAAGATGGACATTCGTTTGCCTTTGACTGGTGTAGGTCGTGTCGGAGATGATTCTGTAGAAGGCAATGAAGAGAAGTTGATCTTTAAAGACTTTAACATGACTATCGAAGAGCTGAACCACGCTGTTAATACTGGTGGTAAGATGAACGAGCAGCGTGTTCCTTACAACCTTATGGTTGAAGGAAAGAATGCTCTGCAGGACTGGTGGGCAGATAAATTATCTGATCTCATCTTCGCTCATCTGTGTGGTGATACGACTTTCCGGATTGCTGGCCAGGTTTTCGCTCAAACCCCGTCTGCACCAGATTCCGACCATCTTATGATTGTCAATGGTAAAACAGAAACCACCATGACTCCGGCTGATAAGATGGGTTTGAAGTTCCTGGACGCCATGAAACAGCGTGCTCGGATTCCAAATAATGCTGACAAAGGGTTCAAGATCCGTCCGATCAAGATTAAAGGTAAGAAGTACTACCGTGTTATCCTACATGATTATGTCTTCGATCGTCTCCGGGAAAACACCAATGCAGCTGAGTGGGGCGATATGCTTCGTGCTGCTAATAAACTCGGAGATCCATTGACTGAGTTTGTCTATAATGGTATGATGGTTTCCAAATCTGAGCGTATTACTCAGGTTCAGGACAATGTTTATCGTAATGTTCTTTTGGGTGCTCAATCTGCCTGTGTAGCATGGGGTGGAGCTGGTGAGTCCAAAAGCACCACGATGACCTTTGTTCCTTATACCTCTGATGCCAAGCGTTTCATGAACATTCGTGGTGGTGGTATTCTGGGGATCAAGCGGACTGTCTTCAATGACCAGGATTACGGTATTGTTGTCGGTTCTTCCTACGCAACTTCGCTGGCCGGTTAAGGAGGAATTAAATGTTTGATAAAACAGATCCCGCAATGTCTGACATCCGGTATTTGGCTAGG